ATTAAGAGTAAATACATTAAAAGATGCAAGTGGCAATAATAGTGTTGCTACGAGCACAGTATCAAAAGGCAGTGCTAAGTCATGGGTTAATTTTAATGGCACTGGAACAATAGCAGCAAGAGGAAGTCACAATCACTCCTCCTTAACAGATAATGGTAATGGTCGTTATACAGTAACTATAGCAAATGCTATTGATAGTACAGATAACATTGTTGCAAGTGGATTATGTCAAGACGATGCTTCTACAAATAGACACGCAGCACAAATGTCATTATTAAGAACAAGTGGAGGTTCTCCTTTTACCACAACAACTGTTGATATTACTACACACCACGATGGTCAAACTACTACCTCTCAAGATATGGATTTTACAACATTAGCAATTCATGGAGACTTAGCATGAGTAAAGCAGCAGACTTAGCAAAGTTTATAGGAAATGATGAACAGGGTATTCAATTATTAGCATCAGCAAGTTCAACTACAAATGTTAGCAGTATTGATATAAGTATTGATTACTCTGATTTTGTAAACTTTCGTTTAATTTTAAATGCTATAGGAACTGGAAGTTCAAGTGGAAATTTAGCTTGGAGATGGAAAAGAGATGGTCAATCAACATTTGATACTACTGATATATATGGCTCACAAGGTGCATTGCATGATGTTGACAATAATCATCTTAATATAAATGGCACTGGAACATATGCTTACATTGTTTTTTCACAAAATCAGATTTATTTCTTGGTGGGTTTGGCTCTAGTACAATACCAACAGCATATCACGGAATGACTTCCATGACAGGAATGGATGGAGCAGTATCAAGTTTTGCGATAGGTGGAAGCTATGACAATGCAACAAATGCCAGAGAAAGAATTAAAGAAATTCAAATTTTCTTTAATGTCGGAGATATAGATGAAATACATTACGCATTATATGGAATGAGAGCATGACAAGATATAAATTAGTAAATGGCAAACGAATAAAATATACAGCAGAAGAAGAAAAGTTAAGAGATGAAGAAGAAAAATCTTGGAACGATAATCAAGCAGAAAGAGAATTATTCTTATTAAGAGGCAGAAGAAATTTTTTATTGTCACAAACAGATCATTATGCTTTATCAGATGTCACAATGACAGACGAAATGAAGACATACAGACAAGAATTGAGAGACATAACAAAAACTTTTAAAAGCATGAGTGACAAAAACTTTAAATTCCCAACAAAACCAACGGATACTGAGTAATGTTAGGGTTTAACGCCTTTGCAGTACAGCCTTTTTCTGCTGTTAGTTCTGTCTTTTTTGGCTCTTCAACTCAAAGTTTTAATTTTACAGAAACTTCTGCTGCTATAAAAATAGGTGTAAGCTCTGCTGAAATGTCGGGTATTGCTTCTAAGCAATCTGTAGGTGTGGGCATACTCGCAGGCGTTGCAGATATAAGTGGCAACTTTGTTGATGATACAGATGCTATAAAGATAGCCGCAGGAACTTCTGCAATAGAGTTTCTATCAGATAATACACAAACTTCTGTAGCTGAAAGAATAAGACTTGCTTCAGCGGATCAAAGTGCAATATTTACGAAGACTACTGATGGAATAAAAATAGCTATCACTTCTGCCGATATTAGCTTTAACAACACACAAACAAGTGTAGGCAATGCAACATTTTCTGGTGATGCAGACATTATCTTTACTAACACACAAACAACAGATGGTATAAAGATAGCTGTAAGTTCTTCTGATATTAGTGGCGATTTTACCAAAACAACGGATGGAATTAAAATAGCAATAACTTCTGCTGACATGAGCGGTATTTCATCTAAGACAGCGGTTGGTGTTGGAATATTGGCAGGAATTGCTGATATTAGTGGTGATTTTACAAAAACTACTGAGGCGGTCAAAGTAGCTGTAGGCACAAGCGACCAAAGTGCAGAGTTTACAGAAACAAGTATTGGAACAAAAATAGTAAGCTCTTCTGCTGAAGTATCAGGTAATTTTACAGAAACATCTATTGGTGTGAGATTAAGAACAGGCACAAGTGAACAAACTGGAGAGTTTACACAAACAGCAAATAGTATTAAGATAGCAGTAGGAATATCTAGCCAAGAGTTAGCTTTCTTAAAGTCAACTTTAGGTGAATTGTTATTTGAAGATATAATAGCAAGTGAGGGTGGAGTTGAAGCGTATGTAACAATAACTCCAAGCGGTACGGAGACATGGACAGAAATAACGCCAACTGGTGCAGAAACTTATACAGAAATAAATTAAAGAGGAATATATGCCAAGTTCTTATACAGCAAATTTAGGAATAGAAAAAATAGGTTCTGGTGAACAAGCTGGAACTTGGGGAACAACAACTAATTTAAACTTTGATATTATAGACAGGGCTATTAATGGTGTTCAAGCTATAAGTTTAACTGGAACAACAACTACATTAACCACAACAGATGGAGTTTTGTCTGAGGGTGGTGCTAAAGTTTTAGTGTTAGGTGGATCGCCATCTGGGGCAAACACAATTACAATAGATCCAAACGATCAAGATAAAATGTATTTTGTTCATAATAACTGTGGTCAAGATGTAACTTTTATACAAGGCACTGGCGGCACTGTTGGAAATGGGCGTGCAGTGCTCATTCCTAATGGATCAAAGGGACTAATTTTTGCAGATGGCGCAGGTTCTGGTGCTACTGTTACTGATTTATTAGATGGGTTTAGTTTTGGTGGAACAAAAGTAAACTCTACAGCAGCAGAGTTAAATATAGTTGATGGTGGAACTTCAGCAACCGCAACAACAATAGCCGATGCAGATAGACTTATTGTAAATGATGATGGAACAATGGTGCAGGCTGCTGTAACTGATTTAAGTACTTATGTTAATAAAAACTTAGTAGAAGCAAAAAGTGCCTTAACTGTATCTGGAACAGTAACAGTCA